ACTCGAAACGCAGCTCGCTGCGTACAATAGGTAGTAGATGGATCACCTGCTGGGCAAGTTTGCGGAGCTGTGCTCCGGTCTTACGGATTACACTGTAAAGACTGCAGCGCGTGAGACGGTAGCGAAGGAGATTCTCTCCAACACGGATAACAGACATGCCACATCCCTCTTGATGGCATTGCGAACCTTACACGGTATCGACGCACTCTACTGGGAGCCGGAAACCATCTGGTTGACATTGGAGCGGGTTAATAAGATTGACCTATCTGTGGAAGCTCGGGATAAGCTACAAGCAGCGATTTCCGTGATCCGTAACCCAACTTTTTTCAGTGACAACCTAGTGTTTCAGCGTACCGTTCAGTCTCTCAACGGGCAACTGTACGACCCCGAGACGCTTCAAGAGTGTCATCCAGGTCACATGGCGTGGGCTGTATATGAGTGCGTGCTCCTTCGGGGGATGGATCCAGATAGTGATGCTCGTCCTGAGATTGATGAAGACGTACAGCAGTACGCGGCAGTGTGCCTGAAGCGCGCGGGATACGTTTATCCCCCTAACCAGCTCAAGCCGGTAGCCGACAACCTCGTCTCGCTCCTCCCTACAGTAGACAAGGGCTTTGTTGACGAAGTAAAAAAAAGCTGGGAGAGGTTAGATAAGGGGATCCTCGAGAACCGTAAGTTCAACGAAGACCCCCTTGGAGTGCAGCTAGCTCAACTAGCTTCTTGTTACTTGTACGTTAAGGACCAGGTGGAGAGTCTAGCCGCAGACGTAATGGCGTTGGAATCTGGGCCTACGATCTAATCCCTTCGTCGATCTTTCGGTGATTCGTATCGATTGCGAGCTGCATGTCGGTCCAGACATCAAACTTTTGGAGTTCCTCCATCAACGCAACCAGGTATGTAGAAGCTCCAGCTTGCTTAGCTGTCTCATTCATTTGAAACAGCATGTTAGTAGTCAGCTCAGGAGGCAGGTCGCCGCAGAATCCTAAGAATGACACGACAGTTGCCCGCACATCAGGTTTCTCTGCGAACAACAACGAGAGTACATTCTCACACAGGTCAGCCAGTTTTTCCTGTTGTCCGTTCTTAGCTAGCTGTTTAACCGCTTTCTGCGCCTTCTTGGTGTACCCGTTTAGAATGTCAGTAGCACCCAACATCACAGAACTATCTTTGATGTGTTCAATGAGTTGTGCGGTTCCTGTTAGTCCGATCGAAGATGAGTATCGAATCCTAGCGTACGATCCGTGAGTAGAGATGTTGTCCGCTTCCATGTTGTAGGCGTCTTCTGAAATTGTCTCCACCGTCGCAGGACAGATATACTGTTTCCCTTGGTCTCTTGCCTTCTCATCGTAGAGAAGCTTGGGGTTCGCTTTGAAGTACTCCAGTATCTGAGGATGACATGGTTTATCTTGCGCAGGACCAGCGGTACCGGCATGGAACTTTTCTGTCTTTGCATGGTTGTACCAACCAGTAAATTCTGGAATGACGTACAGGAACTTCACTCGACGGCGGATGGCTGCTTCATTTTCGATGTTGGTAACGGCATACGCCGCAGTGTCGGGATTCATGGTCCCTACCACCAAGCAATCTTCCGGGAGTCTGTAGTTAAACATACTTCCGTCTTCAAGCAGTGTAAAGAATTGTGCGATGGCATGTTTCAGCCCTCGGTTGAGTTCGTCAAAGAGAAGGATGCTCTTCTCTCCCGGCTTCGGAAACACACTGGGAACGGCGACATCAAAGAAGTCACCCTCCGCCTTGCGCGGAATCCCCGAACCCATTAAGCCCCAGTGCGCTGTGTGGATGGGGTTAAGGTTATACTCAAGTTCCTTACAGATCTGACTGAAGATCTGTGTTTTACCGAGTCCGGATTCTCCTACTAGGACGATGCAGCCTCTGCGTTGTTTACTCTTAAGCGACAACAGGATCTGGTCTCGTGCCTCAGAGAGCGTCACCTGCGGAATGTCAAGTCTCTCTGGGTATGAAAGGTCTGTTTTACTTTTCGATCTTGCCACGTGGGTCTCCTTCCCTTAATCTGGTAGGGATGTTAAAGGATACAACTTCTAATGAACGACTAAGCATCATTGCAGAGTCGTGGATCATGCTAGACGGCAGGCCCTTCCAACTGGATAACTGGCCTATGCATCGTGCATTCTATGATGGACGGTATCAGCGTACGCTGTTCAAGACTAGTCGACAGGTTGCAAAGAGCACAACCTTAGCAAACTTCAGTATCATTGAGTGTAGTATTATACCACACTTTTCGTCTATGTTTGTGAGCCCTACTAAAGAACAAACGATGCGTTTCTCCAACACACGCGTTGGAAAGACGATGCGCTATTCTCCGATCATCAATAAACATTTCCTCAGTACCGATTTGACAGACCGTGTGTTTCACAAGCAGTTTACAAATGGGTCGGAAATGCTTTTTGCTTACGGGACTGATGATGCAGACAGGCTGAGAGGGCCGTCTACTGACCGTAATATGTACGATGAGGTTCAGGATCTCCTCTACGATCCTATCATCACAGTAGGTAACGAGACTATGTCCAATTCCAGGTACGCATACGAGACGTACGCTGGAACCCCCAAGACAATGGAGAATACCATTGAGTACTTGTGGGGGTTGTCCACCCAGACAGAGTGGGTGATAAAATGTGAGGCGTGTGGTACGAGCCAGTACATCGATAACGAACGCTCGATAGGTAAAGACGGTCCAGTCTGTGTTAAATGCCAAGCGTATCTCGATCCGTTCAATGCTTGTTGGGTGGACCTGTGCCCCGTCGATAAGACAAAGGACGAAGATGAGTACTCCAAGCTGAAGGGGTTTCACCTCAATCAGCTTATAATGCCTCAGAATGTACCGAAGGCAATGGAGCGGTATGGTGAAGAGGCAGTACAGACCGCACGTAGACGCTGGCGCAGGATTCTTACTAAATACCGGGAATCACCACCCGTGGTATTCAGGAACGAGGTACTAGGCGTATCGGACGCGGTAGGTACCCGCATGATATCTAAGGACGAGCTTGAGGCTCTTTGCAATGAGACTAGACCCTTCGCTCCATTCCCATCTCCTGCAGCTTTTGAGGGCGTCGTCAAATGTGCGGGTGGGGTTGACTGGTCTGGAGGCGGTACTTCTGGGGTGTCGCGGACTGTCCTTTGGATCTGGGGCTGGCGTCCACGCGACCAGCGGTTAGTTTGTATGTACTATAAAGTCTTTCCAGGACAGAACCCCGTGCACATCGTAGATGAGATTGCGGTCATCTGTTCCAACCACAGGGTTGAGTTGGTCATCGGAGACGCAGGCGAGGGTCATATGGCCAATAATCTCCTTCGAGAAAAGTTACAGTACCATAGAGTTCAACAAGTACAGTATGGTGCACAGAAGAAAGCCCTACAGTGGAACGGTGAGGACCGGTTTATGGCTGACCGGACTACTTTGATTGATAATTATTTTATGCTTCTTAAGAATCGCGGAGTTGAGTTTGGACCACTGGCTGCAATGCAGACTGCGATTACTGATGCATTAAATGAGTATGAAGAAGTGACGTCGCAAGGCCGGAAGGTATGGCGACACTCACCTCAAAAACCCGACGACTGCTTACATGCTGGATTGTTTGCTTGGGTTGCATTTAAAATCACACAGAACGATCTGAAATTTTACCAGTGACAACCTCCTTAGCTGGAGACTGCCACTGGTAAAACCTCGTCCTTTGTTGCTTACTGCGGATTACAACGTGCCGGTTGTAATCAGAGAACGTTACAGCAGTTACACTGTAATTGAGATGTTACATCTCATATCCCTACCAGAGGATACTGGAGAGAATTCCAACAAAGGCTGTGTTGCTTGGTTTTGGTACGAAGGTGGGTCGGCCCGCGGGGTTGAAACGCACGTCAGTTTGTACGGGTTTCATCCTCGCTGGGTCTCCCCGTCTTCGTGGCGCTAATCACGATCATTCTGCTTGCTGTGTAATTACGGAACTCGAGATCCTCGCGCAGATCCCCGTGACTTTGTAGGATTTGGGCGCGGTTCTCGAGCTCGGTGAATACAAGTTATTGCACCCACCCAGGCCTAAGGCAGAGGCGTAACGCCTCCTAGGAGTCCTGTGGTCCTTCCAGAATAATCGTAAACAGGGAAGTAACTTCCCTCCCACTGCCAGTGGGTCCAACACATTTTTGTACTGCTGACATTCTAGAATGCTTATGATCTTGCACGACGAGGTAAATTTATGGATACGGTCACCGGTGAACGCAGTGAACAGCGGCATCGAGCGTATCCATAAAATTATCGAGGATGTCAAGATCATAAGTAATCTAGGTGCTCGAACGGTAAAGTTGAGAAGTAACTTCTCATCCCCAATCGAAGCATTTAGGGATCCAGTACACTTTATTATACCACAAGTTTCTGCTTACTTTTGTTTTACTGTGCCGGCCGAGCAGCGGGAGCATCCGCGTTTGGCTATGAAGCGGTAGGTCCGGATGCACGGCGGCACCGGAAAACAAAGAACAACCGTTCTGCGGAGAGTAGCTCTCCGTCCCTGTCCTTAGGTGGGGTCCAGAAACCTGTGTTATGAACTTGCTAGGTCGTTGCGGATTTCATGATCTTCAAAGTCTTCACTTTCACCTAAGACTTTAACGGGGTTATCCGCCAAGTAACTATCGATGTTTTGTAGCTCGCCGTAAGATGGGCCTGCGTCTACGTCCCACGAGAACGGGACAGGCAGCCAAGGGTAATCCCTAGCCACACGTTTGACACCGTATTCCTCGACGAGGTCAGGGATCAAATGTACGTTCTTCTTGGGAATCTCCATGACAAGGGAGTCATGTACTGTGATCAGTTGTCTCCCTCCCAGTGCGCAGATCTCGCTGTCTATTGAGCAGAGAACGTCCATCACAATTTCGGATGAGGTACTCTGGATCTTAAAGTTAACGGCTTGGCGCTCCGCCTTAGCCTTCATGAAGTTGGTCATGCCTCGTGTGTCGAAGCGTCTTCTCCTTCCTGCAAACGTTTCTACAGTCCCGATGATTTCCACTTGGCTTTTGGTCTGTTTAATGTATTCCGGGATTGTAGGAAACATCCGGAATAGAACATCGATAATGGCTTGCGCTTGTGCCTTTGAGATTCCGACGATGGCCGCAATCTTGTTCTTGCTGGCACCATATAGGATACCAAAAACAACACGCTTAATGTTGTTCCTGAGGATCCCTAGTTGCTTCCCATACCAGGGGTCGGTATCTTTGATGCCTCCTCGGTTTTGGAAGTCCTCGTAACTCCAATCGTGTTGATCATCGATCCCAATGGTTTCCATCAGGGTCTTTCTCTGTCCGACCGGGATTCCTGCCAGGACTGTTTCAGGCTTGAGAACTACCGAAGAGAAGAATGAGTGAGGGTCCATCCCGTTACACAGCGCGTCTATTAGGTTTTTGTCCTTACTGTATGCTGCGTAGATCCTAACTTCAGCAGCCTTCGCGTCAGCATTAACGATCGCTTGCGTCTCTGGGTCGGTAGGTATGAACACCTTTTTGATATTGTGTTGTCGGATTCTGGCGGGAACGTTCTGCATGTTCTCATCGTTAGATGATAGTCGCCCTGTGGAGGTGCCCATGATATTGAATGTTGTGTGCATTCGTCCGTCTTCACGGCTCAGCACCCTGATGTTTTCAATGAAAGTATTTCGAGCCTTACTTATCGCTCGGTACTCCAACAACGCAGTGGCAAACTTACAGTGATATCGCGTCTTCAGCATCTTCAGAAATGCTGCGTCTGTTGAGATCTGTCCAGTGTCTGTGATCCGAAGAGCCTCTTCCGGAATGACACCCTGGTATGAGACTACATCGTCTGATGTTGTCTCAGGATAGTACCCCGTAGTGAAGAACAGCTTTATGAGGTGTACCGGACTGTTCGGATTAAACGGAACGGAGAATGACTTGGGCGGTACCATCATGGTCAAGGCAGCTGCTGCTTCAATGATTGCATCATCCATTTTATCTGCTAGTTCGTCTACGTATTTTAGGTCTACCGCCATCCCATACGTTTCCATTGCGGCTAGCGTAGTGGTTACCTTTAGCGTCCGGGTACTCATTATGTTTCTTAGCGGAGACGCCAGAGTACTTCCGGGTTTGGCGACCTTGCGATAGATTTTTACCTTACTCCACCGTTGTCGGACTGCTGCAAGCTCGGCGTTCTCCTCACGTATCCGGTCCATTTGAATGCCACACATTTGACGTGTGACGTCAGCATCGATGGCTCCGTATTCATTCAACTGTTTCAGTGGAATGTCTGCGAAGCCATCGTCGTCAGCTAATTTCTTGGCTGCTCCCGTCAGAGTATTGCCTGCGCTCTTCGCTGCCTTCTTTGCTTTCTTCTCTGCTTTGTGCCGCAGCTCAGTTAGTTCATCCTCGTACCCCGAGTACGCAGGAAGGAAGGTTGTAGCGAGAGACTTAAGGCCGTAGAAGCCTCGCTTGTCTTCTGCTAGTAGGTGTTCTCCTATCATGGTATCCCAGGCAAGGCGGTTTATCGTCCAACCCTTAGCCATCAGGACTCGGATGTCATACTTAGCGTTGTGGAACACTTTGGGTTTGGGACAAGACAGGAGCTGCTGTATGTACGGAAAAACCTCAGCCAAGGTCCAAGGGGTTTTTGAATGCTCAATCGGAATTGAAGCAGACTTTCCCGTGTCCCAGGCGACTATTAGCGTGAGGACTTTCAACTTGGCGCGGTGAGGGTACAGCGTATTGGTCTCCGTATCGATTGCAATAACGTGATTGTCACGGTTTTTGCCTGGAGCACTGTACATTATGATCTCTTCAACCAGCTTCTTAACCGCGGTGAGGGTTTTAGGAAACCGATAGTTTTGGATCAGTGTGGAAAGCGGCAATGCAGGATTTACTTCCGCGCCGAGATCTGCACCGGAGACTGCGGACATAAAGGTATCAATATGTCTCCGTACGACATCCATGTACCCAGTCTTGGCCGGAAGCTGACGCTTAGACAAGGAGGCAAATACCACCACACGACGCCCTTGAATTTCGATGTTGTGAAACTTACCTTGGGCGTTGGAATACTTACCAATCTTTATGCCCAGTGCTTGCAGCACTGTAGGCCCCAACGCGAATATCATAATGGGCTTTTTAGGTCGAGACAAGGTAAGCAACTCTTGCTGGAATAGCGGTAAGCACGCCTCCTTCATTTTCTTATTGGGCTTGTCTACTGCACAACGTACAGCAGACGTAAACCTCCCTTCGAGTTTCATGTGCTCAGGGTTTGTTTTCTTTTGTGCGATGAACGCGTTCTTTACGATCTTTTCTACATCTTGGTTCCATGCTGCGTGACTGTTTACCATCCCAGATGGTCCTGCAAGATACGGCGATTCCGCTACACAGAAATAGTCTGCGTTCGTGGAACCAACACCTTCTGAGTAGTGATCAAAGCCCTGTGATGGACACGCTTTACACAGCGGACCTTTCCATGCGGTAGGTCCGCATAGATTACAGTTCAGTTTCTCACGCGCTTTCTTCGTCTTTCCAACTGTCGAGGTCTTCTGCGCCGGCATGCTTTTCGTCCTCCGGGGGTGTAGGTGGAGTTACGGTCTCTGGTGCAGCTACTGCTGCCTTCTCCGCAACAACTTCTGCTACTGCTTCTTCTGTTTCTTCTTCGTCAGGGTACTCAGCGTTCCCCGCTTCACTGTCACCGTTAGCGGTTAGCCAAGGTTCAGCATCGAGTAGCACGATATCTTCTAGCTTAATGCCCGCACCCAAGTACCTCCCTACTCGGCGTAGAACGCCAGAGCGTTCTATTTCAAGTGGGGTAAGCGCGGACGGGTGTCGTTCCAGGACTGTCTTTAGATTGGCTCCCGTCATCTTCCCGCGAAGGTGGAAGGGGATCATCCCGGTACTTTGGTCCACGAGTAAGAGCAAAGTTTTTGTCTTCTCGTCGAAGTAAACACCCTTGTTAGATGCGTTGATGTCATCTCGTTGTTCTGGAGATACCAGAAGTTGGGAGATAGTCATGGGAGGACCTTCTGCCTGTGCGATGCAAGGATTCCGCATGATTGATTTCAAATACCCGTGCGTCTCAGACGAAACAGCAGTCTGCTTGATTACATACTCATGCTCTGCAATGTATGTTTCCAGGAACTGCATGTAGTCTTTTCCGAGGAACTTCAGTACCGCCATTACGGAAAAGAGGGATGAGGCTAGCCGCCACTCGATCTCGAGTTTTGGGTTTGTTATCTTGAGCGCTACGAACTCTTTCCGAACCTCGTCTTCTAGTCGTGCTAGTTCTAGCGCGTGAGGGTACATTCCAACTGCGATCTCATGGGCCATCTCCTGAATGCGAGGTATCCCCATGATGTTTTGGATTTCGTGGACGGGGTTGATTTTATTGGGAACTTTTTGCATTTCGATAGCGAGCATACGGTTCAAGTCTTGTGGCCGTTCTGCTCCTTTGATGGCAGAAAAGATCACAGGTAGTCTGAACGACTGTGAGAACGATGTGCCATCTGGTCGGCCACGTATACGATCCGCACTCCCTGATACGAGCCCACGGAACATTTCCAGAATCCGAGAGACATTTCCTCCACGCTCATCTTCCCCACTTTCAAACTCGTCCAATGCTAGTAGGCGGGAGTCGCCGTCTGCATAACCTGCTACGCCTGCCGCAGAATAGCTTTCGTACCCCTGGGATGCGTATAACAACTGTATTCCTGGGTAGTTCATCCCCGTGAATGTAGAAAGGAGACTGGACTTACCGGAGTTGGTGTCTCCGGATATGAACACTAGGACTGGACGTTCCAAGGCATCCATGACAGGGTAACAAAGCATTAGCGCAGCTAGCATCTGCGCCGTGATATCCTGATTCTTGAACTTGTATCCCAGGCTGTAAACGCTCACAAGATCGTCATACAGCTTAGGGAGGTTAACAGACTGCCCACTATCTAACTTCTCAACAGACAAGCCGTCAGGGTACCAGGCTTTTTTGGGTGATCCAGTGAGTCCAATATCGAACACAATGCCTTTCTCCATGTCCGCAGGACCCTCTAGTTTGCTGTACGTCAGTGCGGCTCCATCCCGGTTTGCGCGGAAGACATCCGTCCCGCATACAATATACTCCTGGATATTCTGCCCTTCACGGATACAATGGTAACCTTGTTTGTATCTTTTCGCTGCCATAACGTCTGGTGCTCCTTGGGTCATGTTAACTACCGCCATTTTTAGGTACTTCACCAGCTTGTCTTCTAGCTGACTCAGTATTTGACCTTCAGTATCTGCTTCAGGGAACTCTAGGAATGAGGGTTGACCTACACGCTCAGTGATAAAGGACTCAAGAGTCCCCACCTCAGGTGCTAGCTCCTCTACGATAGCTTGCGCACTCGCAAGCTGGATTTTGATGAACTGATTACTCCGTGTGTTGTAGACAACCAGCGACCGGTGGGTGCCGATTACCTGGGTTCCGACTACGAACAAGAACTCTTTAAGCGCGTCGACGCAGTTTTGGACAAAGCCTTTTTCAGACCCACCCCGGGAGGTAATCTCGCGCTTCAACAAACTTGCATTAAGATTGTACTGTTCTGCGAGGGTCTCAATGAAACGAGCAGACTCTAATCTGTGGTTCAGGTACTTCCCATGGTTCGCAGCCGTTTCCATTCGAGCACGGAAATCTGACTCCGGAATAGCCTCAATCTCTTCACTGGCCCTGCGTGACGCCCAGTCCCATGGGGGTACAAATGTTGTTGCCCTGTCGTCCCAGAGAGCTGCGATTACAGTTGCAGGGTCTTTGGTATTCAGCGCCTCATCAACATCGGAGACATTAGGAAAGCGGTCCCAGCCCATGAAGATCTTAGCGTCTAGTTCTCGTAGGTGGCTCATCCATTTCTGGACGACCTCGTCCCCTTTGTCGAAGGGAGCATCACCTACTAAGTGTGCATGGGTGATACCAGAAGCTAGTAGTGTCTTTTCAATGTACGGTGCACCGCCACCGCCTCCAGCAGAAACCGCAGGGAATTTAACATCGTTGGTCTGGACGTAGTGCGCCATCAAGGCGAGCGCGTCGAACTCCCCTTCCACGACATGTGTACTTCCTTGGTCTTTCCCTTGCCCCCAGAACTGTTTGTACCGTGCCCAACCTAGTCCGAAAATGCCCGTCTGATCGTAGTGCTCATCTGTAGTGATGAGGAACTTCTTGGAGCTGTCAGGAGAGCGTAGTTTAAAATTGCCTATATCGCTGGGTGAACTGTACAGAGGCAAAAGTATACCTCCCGCAAATGCTGGCTCTCTTACGTAGTCAGCAAAATACTCAGTAGCGAGTTCGGCGGTGTTGACTGGCTCGGCAACCGCAGGGTTATTTTCCTGCTGCCAGCAGTGGAGTGCTACATTATAGCGGTCTTTAATCTGTTTCCCCAGGCTTGCAAGGATTGGCATGAGAGCCACAGGAAGTGCGTGAAGCGCGTCTTTCGGAATCTTCCGTACGTTGATTAACCAGTCGAGTCCAGTCTTGGCCCACTCGTATTCCGCATTATCTGGATCACCGATAGCTGCGCACATTATCTGATGTGCGGCTCCGAAGATTTCCTGCTTCATCAGCTGGTTGAGGCGTTGTTTTTCAAGCTCTTCCAGAGCCTTCTTGGGCAGGAAGGCTGGTTTGAATGTTTGTAGAACGTATTCGAGTGCACCCGCATAACTAGAGTCTATGATATGTGCAATGAGGCGTAGCGGGTTGGATTCAAAATACCCACACGACCCTCCGTAACATTTTGCGTACCCCTTTCCTGCGTGAAGGTAAAACGAGGGGTCCGTATCTTGGTGGTCTGGATGAACACACAGACCTTTGAGGGTCTGGTGCCCTGCCGGAACGAACTTAAGACTCGGCCGATGCTCTTGTAAAAGAGCTTGCCAGCCATCCATCCCGATGAAGTCCCACAGTTTCCAGACCTGGTCGTGAGTTAATCGTTTACTCTTTTGTTTGTTTCCCATCGGCACCATCCGCATGTGCTGGGCAAATACTGGAGTAGTCACACCACCCACAGAGCGGCCCAGGCCGTACCACGTCATGTTTAGGAACGTCGCATGTGTTCTCGTTCAAAAAGGTGAGCACTCGCTCGAAGATGGGTTGGATGTCCCTAACATCCATCATCCCCTTTTTGAAATCCACACGGTCTGCTCGAATGAAATTGATCCCGAGCTTTATTGCTTCGAGGTCTGGGTCACTTGCCTTTAGAAATAAAGCATACGCATTGAATTGTTTGTCGAAGTACTGGAGTTCCCGTTCTTTCCCTGTCTTGTGGTCGAGAATGAGAGCCCAAGGCCGCTTCAAAAACGGTGCAGATAAGTCGAGAACACCTCGAATCAGCCCCTTTTTATTGTCCCAAAATTGAACTGGATTTCCCTCGAAGTCTATCGCCAGCCGTTGCTCTATCTTAGGAGTGAGAATTCCGTGTTTTTCGCGATAAGCTACAAATCTACGTATGAAGTTTTCTACTGCCGGCTGAAGTCCACGCGCTTCTTCTATTTCCTTCGACGTCAGGTTGTGCTCTGCAATTCCGATCTTGAAACACTTGCTTACTGACATTTTACCTTGGGACCCGAGTGCGTATTCTACTGCCGAGTGTACCGCTTTGCCTATGAGGGCTTCTTTCGTCGGCGGTACATTCATTTTTTTCTTGAGAATATACTGAAGATAAAAGCGGTGAGGGCACTGACGTGCCACCTCCGCTTTACTGATAGACCAGGGTGCATACTCCGTTACGATACTTGTGGGTTTCGTATCTGCCATTTTTTTTCTCCAAAAAAAAGGGGAGCAGGGAGTGGCAATCATGCCACCCCCTAGTCCCTAGTCCAGGATTACCTAAATGTTGGTTTCGCTTTCGTCATTGAATGCATCGAGTGATCCCGCGTCTCCTGGAGTACTGGGCATCATCTTTGCGGAGCCTGCGCCTGGTTCATCTACCTCGTTCTCGTCAGACTGACCTGTACGGTAGACATTGGCCATACTGGGAAGAATGTGTGTAGCCTCTAGCGTGGTGCACATCGCGTTACAGAAGGCGTAAACTGTGGGTGGAACGACAGAGTCTTTGAGAGGCTCCACCTGCATGACATACCAGCGACGGCTTTTATCGGTAGGACTCGTGCGCTGCTCAAGTGTTAGTTGGAACCAGCGGGACCAAGGGTAGACTGAACGCTTGACCAATTTCTTGAGTTGCCGCCCTGCGGGTTCCGACGTCTTTGCGAAACGCGCCAGGACGATCTCCTTCATATCCTTACTGAGCATGAAGGCGACTACATCGTCTGAGCATCGTTGATGCTGACCATCCCTCCAGGGGAGGTGCGGGCAAGCATCACACTTGCCACACAGACTGCCTATTTTACGGTCCATGGAATGACACTTGGGCATCTTGGTACTTTCGCCTGCGTCAGGGTCACCCCACATGGTACGCCCATTCCACATTGCGATAACAGTACCCTCGAACTTCTCACCGACACTTTCTTTCGTTGTCAGATAGTACTCGCCTGGGATCTGTTTGTCCGGGCGATTGGGATCGTTACCAGTTCCCTGATAAGCACGGAGTTCTGGGAAATCTGCTCGATCATCATCTCCATAGATTCCCTTACGAGATCCCATTGTCTTCTGGA